TGCGATTTCTCCGCCCGCCGGCAAGGAAGCAGGCCCGCGCCAGGTCGGTGCAGCCCAGCTAATACCGCACTCCTGCGATACGTAGGCATACTGGTCCAGTAGCCTTCGAATCGAAGACACATTCAAGCGGGAGGTGCCAGATGGCAGGTACGGCGGACCTCAAGGACGCCTACGCCGACCTGACCGCGGCGCGCCCCGCCTACGCCAAAGCCCAGGCGTACTACGACGGGGACGTCGACGAACTCTTCGCCTCCGACGCCATCGCCAAGCTCCTCGCCAAGTCCCACCTCGAAGAGATCGACGAGGTCAACTTCGCCCGCATCCCCGTCACAGCCGTCCTCAACCGGCTCCACATCAGCGCCGTCACCGCCGACGACGAAGCCGCAAACGAGGAGATCATCGCCCTCGGCAAGCGCAACCAGCTCGACATGGAAGGCCCCGGCCTCCACGAGAAGACCTGCTCGCTCGGCGACGCGTACCTGATGGTGTGGCCCGTCCTCGACGACGCCGGCGACATCATCGACGTCGACATGATCGTGCACGGGCCGAACACCGTCCGCGTCATCTACGACCCCGAGCACCCGCTCCGCAAGCTCCTCACGATCAAGTCGTGGTGCATCGGGACAGGCAAGACCCAGCAGATCCGCGCCGACCTGTACTACGACGACCGCATTGAGCGGTACGTGTACGCCGGCAAGTTCACCAAGAGCCGCGACGGCTGGGCGCCCTACGCCGGAGACGGCCAGGACGCGATCCTGAAGAACCCCTACGGCATGCCGTGGTTCCACTTCCGCGCCACCCGACGCCCCTACGGCCGACCCGAGCACTACGCCGCCTACGGACCCCAGACCATTATCAACAAGCTGGTCATCGGGCACGCCGCGACCGTGGACTACCAGTCGCTGCCGCAGCGGTTCGGCCTGATCGACCCGGCGGTCGACCAGCCGGGGCAGCAGGCAGACTTCGACCCGGACTGGCCCGAGGACACCGACGCCGACCCCGAGTCGCCCCGCAACCCCTCCCAGTTGCGATCGGACCCAGGCGAGTTCTGGCAGCTGAAGGGCTACAAGCAGGTCGGGCAGTTCGAGGCCGCGAACCCAGACGTGTACATGAAGCCGTTCGACCGGTACATCAAGGCGATGGCGCAGGTCACCGACACGCCGATGCACCTGTTCGACGCGACCGGCGACCAGATGTCCGGCAAGGCCCGCCACGAAGCGAACGGCCCACTGACCGCGAAAGTCCAGGCCCGGCAACAAGAACTGGGCGCGGCGTGGGCAGACGCCTACGAGTTCGCACTGCGGCTCCTCGGCTACGAAGACCTGACGGTGAACATCCGCTGGAAGTCCGCGGAGCAGGTCACCGACGCGGAAGGCTGGGCCACCGTCGCAGCAAAGATCGCTGCCGGCGTGCCGCGCAAGCAGGCCCTGACCGAAGCCGGCTACGAGCCGGAGCAGGTCGATGCCTGGCTGCAGGCCACGGACGACATCACCGAACTGTCCCGCCGTGTCGACCTCCTCGACAAGATCGGCGTCGCCGTGCAGGCCCTCGGCGCCGGCATGCAACTCGGCTCCATCACGCAGGAGCAGGTCGGCACTCTGCTGTCCGGGGTGCTCGGGGCAACCGAGTCCATCAGCGCGACAGAGGCGACATGACCGGCCGCGCCACCCCGCAGCAACTCGCCGCCCTGGTCCAACACCAGCAGGCCGCCGAGGCTGCCGCCCTGGAAGAACAGACCGCGACCAACGCCGACGGCGGCAGCGATGCCGCCCTGGCCGCAGTCCTCGCCGCGGCGACAGCAGGCTGGGTCACCGCATTCGGGGTCCTCACCGCCGCAGGGGCCGGCGCAGCACTCACCGCATACCTGACCAAGACCCGGGAGCGCATCGCCCACGCAACCGCCGACCTTGACGGGCGGGCCGCGCGCATCATCAGCCACAGCCTCGACGACGCCGCGACGCTCGGAGCCCGCCACGCGGTCGAGTTCGCTGCCCGAGCCGCCGGCACCAGGTTCCCGATACCGGAAGTCAGCACCCCGCGCGAGGCACTGGAGGCCGCCCGTGGCGCCGCCGCAGTCGTCCGAGCCCAGCTGGCCCTGTCCGCGGAACTGCTCTCACCCCGCAACGTCTCGTCGTGGCGCGACGTCATATCTGGGATCGGCGCCGCACGACGAGCCATCACCCTGATACGGCAGACCGCCGCATGGGCCATCCACCGGGCCGTCAACGCAGGCTCCCAGCAGGCCGCCCACGCCCTAGGCGCACGTGCCCTGTGGGTTGCCGAACCGACCGCCTGCGTGCGCTGCGCCGCCTATTCCGGGCGCCTCGCAGACCGTGACGGGCACTTCCCCGGCGGCCTGTCTCTCGACCCCCACCAGCGCGCGCCCCACACCGCTGCAATCGACGGCCCTCCGATCCACCCGTTCGACCGCTGCCGGATCGTGCCCTGGCGCGACGCCTGGACGCGGCCGGGCCGCGCAGCCCTGCCAGACCTGCTGCGCGAGCAGGCATGGCGCAGCGCCGCTTCTGGTCACGCGCAACCCTCTGAGTCCCGGGCGGCACGCCTGCGGGCAGCCCAATACGTGTCGACGCTCAGCGGTGTACCCGCCGGCGTCCGGCGACAGGCCCACGCCGCAGCAGCGGCCGGGCGCTTCTGAAGGAGGAACACATGGCACCCAAAACCCTGCCCCGCTACCGGCCGGCCGCACAGTCCCGCGGATGGTCCCACCCGTCCTGGTACGGCACAGGCCCGTTCTCCCCCGTGTTCTACGCCGACGGCGGCGACGGGGACCAGGACCCGGAGGGCGGTGACGGCGATCCGGTCGTCGAGCCGGAGCCGGCCGACGACTGGACGCCCCCGACCCGCGAGGAGTGGGAGGCGCACCAGGCGAAGCTCCGCACGGCATCCGGTGAGGCTGCCGCGCGCCGTAAGTTCCTGCGGGCGAACGGCATCGACCCGAAGACCGGGCAGAAGATCGAGCCCGACGGGCCGGAGCCGGAGCCGGCCGCACGTCCCGACGACAAGAGCGACGAGCCGCGTGGCGCCACCCCCGCCGAGATGAAGCGCGCCATAGAGCGGGCCGCAGCCGAAGCCGAACTGCGCGGCCGGCGACAGACCCGGAGCCTGGTGACCGGCCTGAACACGGCCCTGTCCGACGCCGGATGGAACGGGCAGCGCCTCGGGTCGCTGATGAAGCTCATCGACATAGACGACGTCGAGATCGACGACGACGGGACCATCACCGGCCTCGACGAGCAGATCGCCGAGATCCGAACGGAGTGGCCCGAGTTCTTCAAGCGCACCCGCAGCCCTGCCAGTCCGTCCAGTCCGGCGGGCAGTTCTGGCCAGAATGGCGCACCGGCGGCTAAGCTGGACACAGCTGACAAGCCTGCGCCGAAGCCGGAGCCCAAGGGATGGGCCGAGGTACTCGCAGCGAGGGCATTGCGAGGCTAACCGCGCCAACAAGCGCAACCCGGACCCTATGGGGTCCAGCAGGAACGAGCCGGAGGCTCACAGTCCGCCCAGGTAGGGCAACCACCCAACCGTGCGGGCCGTGAGCCCCAGCCCTTTTCCGAGGTTGCCATGCGCGCCACGCCTGTACCTGTCCTCGCCTACCCGGAGCCCGGGTCGATCATCGGCTACCGCAAGGACGGCCGCCCGATCCACCACATCTTCGGTGGCGCCTCCGACACGATCATCGACAACTGGATCCCCATCGAGTGGGACTCCGACGTCATCCAGCGCGTCCACAACGACAGCGCCGTCGAGAAGTTCGGCTACCCCGTGCCGATGAAGTCCGCGACGAAGCGCGTCCTGCGCTCCGCGGGCCTGACCGTCACCGCCGGCACCACCTACACGCCCGACGCGTCGACGAACGACTACATCACGCTGACCGCCCGCCGGTTCATCTCCCAGTTCGTCGTCGACGAGGACGACCTGTCCGACGCGGACAGCATCGTCGACGTCCTGAACACCAAGGGCATGGACTGGGCGACGTCCTACGCCGACGCGTTCGACAACGCCTGCCTGGGCGCGACCGGCGCGGAGAACGGCACGACCGTCCCGTTCACCTCCGTGTACAAGGCGCTGCGCACCACGAACTCCGCGACCAGCTACACCGCGGACGACAACTACCTGTCGTGGGACGACGACAACGTCTCCTTCCCCGCGAGCGGCGGCGGCAACTCCCTGTACGAGAAGCTGTCCACGCTCCTGAAGCGAGTCGAGACCGGGCCGTTCTGGTCCCTCGCCGACTCCCTCGTCATCGCCGCCCCCGGATGGCGCGACGCGCTGCGTCTGGCCACCGACGGACAGGGCCGCCCGATCTTCATCCAGGGCACCGCCGGAACCCCCGACACCCTGTTCAACGTGCCGATCGCCTGGTCCCGCGGCTCGAAGACCAGCGCAACGATGCTGGCCGCACCGACCGGCAACGACGTCCTGGTGTTCTGCAACCGCCAGTACCTCAAGCGCGGCGACCGCACCAACCCCGAGAGCCTGATCGACCAGGCCCGCGCGCAGGACTCCACCGACGACACCGCGGCGAAGTTCCGCGTCCGCCGCGGCTTCGGCGTCGCGCACGAGAAGGCGTTCAGTCTCCTGGAGCGCATCACGGACTGATCCCGCCACAAGGCGAGGACATCCGTCTCGGAACCTCCGCGGGGGC